CCCCATTGCTCTGCCAAGTTATCATTCCAGTCAAGACCTTCGGGAAGGTTCTCGAGACGCAGGTCATACTCGGTCGCGCTTTCAGGCACGCCAATGGCACGCTGAAACTCGGCAACCTCCTCGGGTGAGGATGCTTCATTGGGGACAATTACACCGTCAACCTTCTTTCCAGCGAAGTTAACTAGGTTAGCAGCGCCTTTAAGTAGTCCGTCCGCAGACTTATACTTCTGAACAGTGCCAGTAAGGTTCTCCATACCAGCACCTTTAAGCAGGTCGGTATAGTTTTCCGATAATCCGCCCTCACTTGTGTAGAGCTGATTGATGATACTACCCTCTGCTTGGCTCGTAGAAGCCTCTGGAGAGCTTTGAACAGTCTCACTGGGTGTCGATCCGCCATAGATGTCCGTAGACGCTGTGGAGGACGCAGGAGCTGTGCTTGTGTCTGCTGATGGGCTGGATTCTACCGCGCCACTATCAGTCGATGCTGTTGTTTCTGTCATAAATCAAGTTGTGTTTGTCGTAAACCTCTGTTAGATGCGCTTCACGGTGTCCGTATTTGGCATCGAAATCCTCCTTAGACCAGTATTTCTTGCGCCATTCCACCACTGGTGGGTTGGATTCGCCATACCATGCACCCTCACCCTCGCTGAATAGTGACTTTGGACAGTCAGTTCTATGCTCAGGGACGCGATCATACTCAGGGACTGGCACTGCAATAGGCTCAGGAGCAATGTCAGCAGCTACCTCTGCCATAAGGTCTACAATCTCATCAGCGTGCTTCCTGTAGGAATAGTGCTTAAACTTAATGTCACCATCCTTAACGGTGGCGATTAGCTTCTTTCCACGATAGACCGTTCCATCGTCCTCTAGTGTGATTACAAGTTTCTTACTCATTGGGGTCAAATGTCTGTTGTTGTTTAAGCTTAAAGAGCAGACCTACTACTCCACGCTCGCCGTCACGAATGGCAGCATTAATTGGTGATACCTTACCGTGTTGATCGAGCAGGAATGAACGCTCCATTAGACCGTATTCCTTAACCAGAAACGCAACCAGCGTCTCTCCATCTTTTGTGTTTAGGCATGATGCGGCTGCATCGGCTACCTCTTTTGTGATTTTTCTCATCCTTGTAGTGCAGCAGATAGTTCCTCGGGGACTTCACCTCCATTGGCGGCACTTGCGTCCTTAACCATTGAGGCAGCCTGTTGAGCCTGTTCCATCTGTTGCTGTTGTGCTTGTTGCTCTGCTCGAGCCTGTCTAGTTTCCTCTACCTCTTCCTCGGGGCGGAGTGAGTCCTCTGGGAGTCCAGCATTACGCCATCCGTCCCTAAATTGTGTATCAGTGTCAAGGTTATCAAGGATAGTTGGGTTCATCTCGATACCCATCTGATTGATTGCCATGAACTCGGAGTATGCGCTATTCTGTTGTGACTTAATAGCTAGTGAGATTCTGTTGTTGTAAGCGATGTTTGGCACTGGGACAACCACGTTACGGTCTTGTGTGACCATCTGGATCTCCTCGGGCGCTTGTGGCATCTTACCTTGTCTCCACAGGATGCTAAAGATTCTGCGTAGCTTGGGGTCTAAATACTCGCTTGTGAGCCTTGAGAACGTAGGAGAGAACTGCATTACCTTCTCAGCTTGGCGTAGTGACGCTTCAGTAGCTGTCATCTGACGCTCAATCTGGGCAAAGAGTCTAAACAGGTCACCATGCATGATCTCCATGATTGCCTTCTTCTTTTGCTCGATACGGTCTTGACCTACGTCATATCTGCCAGATGTCTGCCATTCACGAGGCGCTCTGTTTGGATCAAGGTCGTTAACGTAGGTGATATCCAATGCTCCTACTCCGATCTCGCCTTCAAGGCTGGATGGTGCAAGGATTGGTGGGTTTGCCGCCTTCTCAGCAAGGACATCCATTTGTTTCTGAAGGAATGAAAGCTTGTGTGCCTCTGGTAGTGCTACCCATGTAGGTGCATAGCCGTAAGGACTGTTTCCCCACTTGAGGTATCGCGTAACGTGTGCTGGCATCTCGTAATACCCTTGAGTATGAACGACTTGTTTGCTGTCTTGATGCACGCATGTCATCTCATACGGGAAGTTTGATGGTGTCTCCCACTCGCGGTTCTTATCTACGCAGATGATAAAGACATGTGACTCATTCTTCTTGGGGTCACGAGCCTCTTTCTGAAGCTTCTCGGGTAGTGAATCAATACCAAACTCGGTTGCAGCCTGCTGAGCTGTATAGTTGGACTCGTAGACCACAGCATCAACACGTCCACGGTGGTCTTGACCGATGTAGTATGTGCCAATCGGTAAATGGCGAAAGTTTAGCTCATCGTTCTCAGTATCCCACTCACTGAAGTCGAGACCTGTTCCCATTGACGAGCGGTCAAGGTAGACCTCTTGTATCTCGGTGTAGAAGTTTGATTGTTCAAGGCGGTATGTGATCTCCTCAGAGCATTCCCTGTAGAACTTGGTCACCTTGTCGTTGTCCCTGAGAGCCTTTGGCGGGGTCAGGTTGTGCCACACCTCCTCACGAGGGGTAACGAGAGAACAGAATCCGTTGGCAAGCATCAATGATGCAGTCCTCAGCGTGCTGTCATGCAGTTGAGCGCTGTCAATCATGGGCGGTAATGCCCCATCTCCACCCACAGAGGTAATCTTGCGGGGCATAGATAGCTCAGCTACCTCATCCCACAGTTGTTCATGTGGGGTTCTATAGCGCCTTAGCGCGTCACGCTTAGCAATTACGGTTTCACCTGTCATTAGTTGATTAGATTAGCTCCTATCCCCACTGCTGGGGCGGTGCTTTTACGCTTGGTCTTTAGTTCTTCCTCGAAGTTGGTAACTCTAGCCGCTGCTTGTGCTGCTGGAGCTACTGCGACACGATCCATGCCATACTTCTTGATGGGTTCTGTGATACGATTGACAGTCTTGGAGTCTGAAAACATGCCTCCAGCCGCTATGCTTTTAACTCCCACGACTAGCCTAAGTTGGTGTTTCCGCCGTAGCCGCCAGTCTCACCCGCAAAGGATGTCTGTGCTGCCTTACGCTTCTTCTTCAGCTCTGCTTCGAAGTTGCTAGCTCCGCCTTCGCCTTCAGCTTGAAGGTCAACCATCTGTGCTTGTGGTGCTACTGGTTTCGGTTTTTTTACTTTTGGTGCGCCCATAGGGATGTTCATAACATAATTACATGCAACTTGTCAAGCTTAGTGATCACAATGTAAGGACAACAACTCGAGTTAGTGTCCGTGGTTGGCGATAGCCTAGTTCATCACCATACAGTGTTGGCTACCTTCGCATGGATGAGCCTAGAGACGACCTAGCTCTACCGATTCCACGCTTGGTCAGGTTATCCATCATCCTTCCAGACAGTAACGCCTCAGCGAAGTATCCAAAGGAGTCGCAGAAGTGAGACGCAAAGCCATGATCCACCTGATTGGTGATACGTCCATCGATACGTGTCTCCTTGTAGTGGTAGTCCATCAGTGCATCGAACATGCCATTCTCGCCACTCAGCTTGCTCTCGTTGAAGTAGATCTGTGGGAATAGGTCATGCATCGAGCGTATCCGCTTAGCCTCAGCGCCTGCACCTGCATTGTCTAGCACTAGGACGTTGGGTAGACCAGCCTCAGTGAGTTTAGAGGCGAATGACATGTTATCAGCGCCCCTTGTCTTGCCGTCATGAGGTAGAAAGTGCTGACCATAGTTATATCCTTTGGAGAGCATGTGGCTCACTCGCTCCGCTGTTGTCATCTCCAGACCATGATCGCAGTCGATAAGCCTGTAGGTTAGGTCAACTTTCTGCCAGTAACACGTCACAGTGTTGGCAGGGCTGCCTAAGTCCCAAGTGGTATGCACCAAATGGCTCTCAGAGGGCTTAAAGTCGAACACACGTCCATCATCCTTGGCTTTCTGGAAGTGATTGGCGTAGATTGCACCCACTCGAGCTACCGAGAAGTCGCATTCCATCTCCTGAGCGTAGGCTTCTTCACCGATCTCAGTGCGTATCTCCGCAAGATTCTCCGCATCGATCAGTCCAGACTCCGATGCCTTGAGGACTAAGCTGAAGCGGCGCTTGTCCAGCTTGGCTTTCTGTAGGTTGCGATACAGCGTGCCACGACCTTGTGGTGTCCCCATGCTAACGTGCCATCCATTGTAATCTAACAGGCAAGGAAGTATGACGTAAGTCATTGCTACTGAGGGAATTTGGTCATCCTCATCGCTACAAACGCCGTCAAAATATAGACCCCTCATTCTTTCGAACGTCTCCCCCGAGAACAGTCTAATCTGCGCTCCATTGGGGAAATCGATGCGTAGCTCACTCTCATTGATCTTGATGTCTGGTATCTGGCTGCACCACGTCCTGAAGTATGCCCAACAAATGCTTTTCGCTTGGGTTTGAGTGGGAGCGATATAAGCGTATCGGAGTGGCGCTGTGTCCATCCCCTTGCGTTTATGCGTCAAAGCGCAGTAGATAAGCCTCTGCACTGCCGCTACAGTCTTTCCAGCTCGGCGGTGGCACACGAGAGTCAGGAAACGCTTGTCTGTCGTGATAAACTCGCGGAATGGTTCACGAGGGACTATCTCCAGCTCTACATCACTCACTTGAGTCTGATCCCCCGATCTTAATGTTGATAGTTCCAGTGGTCTCCACATGCTCGTATGCGCCGTCCATCTTGGATAGCTCCGCACTGGCTCGTATAGCGTCACTGGGGCGTTCACCCTCGTTAGCTAGGGCGATACGCGTCAACAGCTCCTTGCGCTCCCCTATGGACAGTATGGTGGCTTTATCGGTCTTTTCATTCATGGTCTTGATATATTTTGCTACCTTATCACTTCTAATCAGCCTT